GTACCTCGTGGAGATCAACCCGCCGAAGCCTGCACTCCGAGTGCCTGGGTACGTCATCCAGTTCTGGGACGGCAGCGGGAACGGCGATGAGACCGCTGAGATCTGGCCCTTCGAGGAAGAGCTCTCTGAGTGGTGGGTGCAGAACATCAGCGCCTGCGACAAGCGGTCGGCCGAGTGGCTGGTCGGTGACGCGGCGTACCACCCCTACCAGGCACAGTTCCTGGAGGCCCAGGACGTGCACGTCGAGGTCACCCGCGTGACTTGCCTGGCACTTGTGCAAGTGTGACAAGTGCGGTACGGTAGCTACATCAACAAGGCGAAACCCCGCAAGGGGTCCGGCCGGGGTGGTTCCCGGTCGCTGATGATGCCAGCCTGCATCCCTCCCAAGGAGTCCCCATGGTCAGCCTCGACAAGACCCCCATGTCCATCTCGTACGGCCGGATGCGCTCGAAGATCCTTGACGGTGTCCGCAGGAACAACCTCCGCGCCCTGTCCCTGGAGTTCGGGGAGCGCCAGTACCTCGCCGAGGTCAAGCGGCTCGAAGCGCACAGGGAGGCCGTCCTCGGGCGGTGATCGTGCAAGTGTGACAAGGCGAAACCCTCCGAGGGGGGTCCGGCCGGCTTGGGATGCCGACCGCTGATGAGCCAGCCTGCTCAAAATCGAAGGAGTCCAGAGTGACCACTGCCATGACCCCGATCACCGTCCACCTCGTCCAGCCCTGGGAGTACGCCCTCTCTCTCGGAGTCGCGAGGCACGACAGCGAGCGCATCGCTGCCATGACCTCCGACCCCAACGAGATGCCGGACGACGCCCGGTACTACATGACCTCCGACTTCAAGTCCGGGTTCGGCGTGACGCCTGACGGCACCCTGATCGGCCTGTACTCCACGGTCAAGGGGCGCGGCGAGGGCCTGATGTGGGATGCGGTACTCCACAAGGGCGCGTCCAAGCTGGACTGCTTCGACGGCTTCCTCCCCGACTACTACAAGCGGTTCGGGTTCGTCGAGACGGAGCGGGTCCCGAACTGGACGCCGGGTGAGCCCGACGTGGTCTTCATGGCTCTCTGAGCCTGGTTGTGCAACCTGCGCAACCGTGATACTGTCACTACATCGAGCAAGGGGAACGCAAGTGGAACTCGCCGGATACAGCATCGCCCCGGAGTACAGCATCGAGCAGCTCGCCGAGCTCCTGGCGGAGCTGGAGCAGCACGAGAGAAGGCAGGTGCTGGAGCTCGCCGACAAGATCGCGGCCTCCCACTACGAGTAGCAGGCGAAACGCCTTCGGGCGTCCGGCCGGGTGGTTCCCGGTCGCTGATGAGCCAGCCCTACTGACCCATTCATGCCGAAGCCGAAAGGCCAACATGCAGATCACCATGCACGTGCACAACGCACTGTTACTCGATCGTCGCGGATACCGCGATGCGAGTAGCTGGGAAGTCGCGTTCTTCAGGAGGTAGCCCTGGGGTCGTGACTGCACCACTCCATGCGAAACATCTCGCCGGCTGGACCGGTGAGGTGTCGGCCCAGGGCGGTACCTGGGTCCTGACGATGCAACCGGGAGAGATCATGAGCACGCTGGACTTCGAGACGCTGGACGAGATCGCGACGAACTGCCTCACCAGGCCGAGCAGCGCGGTGTTCTGGGACGACCGTCTCTTCGAGACGCACGGCGCCCTGTTCTCCTGGGCCGAGCTCGGGGACGACATCCTGGAGGAGTCGAACTACAAGTCGGCGCTGTCCCTGATCCAGGGCGCTGCGGGCGACGACGCGGACGAGCACGTCATCGACGGCACCGCGAGGCACTGGGCCTGCGGCTCCCTCCGCACCATCTACGTCCAGGTGTACGAGTCGTACGAGGACTACGAGTGCGAGTGTGAGCCCGTGTGGAAGCACGAGGAGCACTGCGAGGAGTACGAGGGGAGCGCGTACTGCCAGCTCTACTGCCGCGAGGAGTGCGACGGTGAGTGCCTGCCCGACAAGGAGTTCACCGCCGCGTTCATCGAAGCGGCCGAGCTCCTGGTCGGACTCCAGGACTACCCGATCATCGACGAGTCGGACTTCTCCGAGCGTGAATGGAAGGCGTTCGAGGACAACTGCACGGAGGCGCTGGACCAGGCCAAGCGGGAGTACCCCGACGACACGGCCGAGGAGCAGACCGCGATCGACAACCTGATCTTCCAGGGCGGCGACCTCTCCGAGCTGATGGGATACGAGGCCAACGCGGGCGTCGACTGGGACAAGGTCGCCGAGATCTACGCGGGGTACCGGGACACGTACTTCGACGAGCTGGCCTACGAGGTCTTCCTCTGGAACGTCCTGGGGTACAACCCCGACCAGCTCGCGCTGGACATCGCGGTCTGAGTGTGCAAGTGACGCAAGCCGAAACCGTCGAGAGGCGGTCGGGGCGGGGTGGCTCCCGCCTCCTGATGATGGCAGCCAACTGTGAGGGTGTGACGAGATGACCAAGGTTCCCAGCAATGTAGTGCGGTGCCTCGACGACAACGGCCCGATCCTCTACCCCGAGCTCGGTAGCCCGTACCGGTGCGCCAACTGCGGCGGAACGCTGAAGGCGGGACAGCGCCCGGAGGGGTACTGGACGGAGTCCTACGGCTACCTGGTCGAGGTCGAGGTCGACGACGAGGGGCTCGACACGGAGGAAGCGGTCGAGGAGCTGGGCGGTGCGCTCCGAGTGCTCGCCAGAGTCCTCGGGGACGGGATGACGGCGTCGGGTGTGGGTGGGCACTTCACCTGCACCGAGGCGGACGACCTGGCCCAGGCCCTGATGGTCGGCGGCCACAAGCGCCAGGCGATGCGCTTCCTGGAGGGGCACGCCGAGGGCGACGACGACGAGGACGACCTGCACGGGTCGGTCGAGGACTTCGAGGCGTACGTCCTGGAGCTCGCCGGTCTGCCGGTCCCCGAGCTGATCGAGGAGCCGGAGCGCGAGACCGAGCCGAAGGAGCACGACCTCCCGACCGTGACGGTCGAGGAGCTGATCGTCCTGATCGGTCTCTGAACGAGGCGAAACCCCTTCGGGGGTCCGGGGTGGGTGGCATCCCCCCGCTGATGAGCCTGCCGAACCGAATGGAGAACCACAGTGACCCCGAAGTTCCGCACCCACGACCTGACCATCCGCGACTCGAAGCGCAAGGACAGGGCCACGACCCTGGCCCGTCGCGAGCTCCGCCAGCAGAAGTACGAGGTCAGCGAGGCCGCTGTCCGCATCGCCGCCAACGCCTGACAGCCACACCGACACAAGGGGTACGACAGTGATCACCGAGCAGATCCTCGCAGCACTGACCGACGAGAACGTCCAGGACATCATCGACATCGGGGCCGAGGGAGGCATCACCTACTGGGCGACGGAGCCGACCGACGAGGAATTCGCCGGCCTGCCCAAGGGGAAGACGTACACCATCGTCGAGGGCCAGGGCCCGTGCTTCTACTTCGGTGGCGAGCGCGAGGTCGAGGCGGTCCACTACCTGAGCCGCGACCAGATCCGGGTGGCGTACGGCAGGCTGCTCGACCTCGGCCAGCAGTTCGTGAACCGGGAGTACCACGGGTACATCGTCCAGTCCTGGATCGAGCGGGACAAGGACGGGATCGACGCCTCGTACATCGACGCGGGCACGGCGGACGTGATCATCCAGCTCGCCGCGCTCGGAGAGATCCGCTACGGCTGATTGTGCAACCTGCGCAGCCGTGATACTGTCACCACATCAAGGCGAAACCACCCGAGAGGGTGGTCGGACCGGGCGGTTCCCGGTTCCTGACGATGCCAACCACTGTGAAGGTGTGACAACGATGAACGTGCTCGGACAGATCAAGCAGTACAGCGCCTACCGCCTGTCGGAACTGGCGGACACGGGCTCGCCGGACGACCACGGCAGCGACGGTGCGGTCTTCCTGACCGACGTGCGGGACGACCTGGTCGACCGCATCCAGCACCACCTCAACGACGGGGACGAGCTCGGGGACGTCCTCGACTCGGAGGGGGAGCGCATCCGCAACGAGGTGTCCGACTCCGCCCCGGCCGTCAGCACCCACCTGAAGTGGAAGCAGTTCGTCGACCTGACCGCCTACACCGAAGACCTGAGCGACCACGGCACGCCGACCGACAACACCCCCGGAGGGTGGGCGGACATGGCCCTGGTGCAGATCGCCTAC